GGCCAAATCATCTACTTTGACCACATCAGCCATGCGGTTTACTCTCCTCACAGGTCAATTTCACCCACGTCCCGCCCGGTAGCTGGTCAACACGCAGAATGGTGTAGACAGTGCCACGGTGGTGCGTGAGGAACTCCAAGCGGTAGTCATCGACGTTTCGGATCAGTTCGTCTAGAAAGGGCGCCCGCCGAAGCTCGAAGATGACAGTGTTCTCTTCACCGACTGCTTTGGCAGCGTAGTACCGCTCACCCCACAGCGTCTGTAAATTGACCCAGATCGTCCGCCAGTCTTGCCACTCTTCGACCTGGTTGCCCCACGGGTCTTTCGTCACACTCCGCTTTTGGATCACTATCCGGTGCCGCAGAGTCTTGCCCAGCTCCCTCATCTTATCGCGGTACGCCTGCTTCCTAAGCACTTCCATCGGTGCTCACCTCTTCTGCGGCCACCTGCAGCTGAAGACGGAAAATTTCTCGGGCGAAGTTCTGCTCGAAGTATTCCAGCGCGTTGTTGTAGTCATATCGGCAGCGCGCAAGTAAGAGATCTTGAGCAGGACCAGGCTTTTCGTAATCGAGTTCAACGCCCATCAACTTGTTTAAGCTTGCTTTTGCTCGCTCGATCATGCTGATAAGCCTAGTGTCTTCGTCATCCCAGGTGATTCGCAGTTCTTCTTTGACCAGCTCAAGCAGCATCTAATCACCTGCCCCATCCACCAGCTCCACAAGCTCTCCGTGGCCGGCAGAGTTAATCTCCTCCATCCTCTTGCGGGAAATGGACAGCAAGTCCCCCTTATGGTGGAGGGACTTGCTGTACTTGTTGCGAAAGGTGCGAAGCACCTTAACCGTGACTTTATCCTCCTTAGCCATCAGAATCACCCGAAGCTACAGGGAACTCATCGATGTTATCAACAATCACCCGCGGGATGGTGGGCTTGAGATCACTGATGTCGAGCACCAAGAAGCTGTTGTTGTCCATTGGACGACCGGTACCGTAGAGCTTGATGAGGTAGACACGCTCATCCTCCAGGAACCTGTACTCATCAGAGTACTCAATCCGACCATCCCTGCCAGTGCCAAGTGCCATAATATAGCGCCTGCCGAGACCAAGGATAGCCTTGCCCTGTGCCACCCACGCAGACTGGATAATATCAGTCGGTAGAGGCAGGATGTCCCTTGCCCAGGTGCCGTCAGGCCGCTGGTAGATGGTGGCGGGCATAACCTTGGTGAGATAGTCGACGGGGTTGACGATCAGCAAGAGATTGTTCACCGGACGATACAGCCCGTTATTGCTTACGGCGAGTTGGGCAACAAGCGCACCATAGGCCGCTGGTGCGAAGTTGGTGACAGCCACAGGCTGTTTTGGTGCATAGCCTGTCGCGGGATCGAACTGAGACAAATCGCGGATCATACCGATGGGTTCAAAAATCCTTTCATCGGGGTCTGTGGCCTGGTCGGCAACCCCCCTGCCGTTGATGATTCCATTCTCCACACCATTGGCGATGGCTTCAGCCAGGATGGTACGAACATAACGATCTAACCATGCGGGGCCAAGATCAAGCATCGCTTTACAAACTGGCACAAATGCGGACAGCTTAGTCTGCTCCAAGTTGAGAAATTGGAACTGAGATGCAAGTTCTTTTTTAATGTCGCCACACAGCGGACCCCACCATGCCAAAAAGCGCCCATCCATTGTGCTATAAATCCACTTGATTAAAGCTGCAGCATTTTCAAAGCGGATTCTAGACAGCAACGGGTGTTGCTCAGTCAGGTCATCAAAAACCTGGTTGATGATCGTCTCGGGCATAACCACATCCATGCTTTCCAGCGCTTGCTTCGGGTTGCCGGACTTCATGGCTTCAACAAGCTTGTTGTAATACTTGACCTCTTCGCTGGTCAGAACCCTCACGCCACGGCCAGCGAGGATTTGAGCGTCACTTGTCTGCACAATACCTTTAGCTTCGGCGATTACCGCCTCTTGTACCGCGTTGGCAAACTCAACAAAGGCCTCAGCAAAGGCCCCCTCATTGTTATTTTGGACAGCTTCCTTCATCTTGGCCGCAAATTCGGCCTTCTGTTGCTTAAGCAAATCAAGGTTCTTCACTTCTCTTCATCTCCTTCGCTTAGTTTTGAGGCTAACGCCTCCAGGAAATTGAAAAGACCCTTGCCGTCTGGCTCAGGGTCTCCTTGCTTCGGTTCATCCGAAGCTGAGTTATCTTGTTGTTGCTGTGCGATCCGCTGCATCAGGCGGTCCTCTAACGCTTTCAGCATATCTTCACTCAGTGCTGCCCGAGGTTCCTTGACGCCATCTCGGCGCTCCAGGATGAGCTGCACAATCTTCATCCTGGCACTCTGATTGGCCGCCTTCTTGCCAGCAGGGTCATTGACAACCGTCGTGCAGAAGCCCATATCCAAAGCCTCTTGAGCGGTCAGCCAAGTTTCCTTGTCCAGCATCTCCTGCAGCTGTTCCTTACTGATGTTGATGTGCTCCAGATAGGCGTTGCTTGAAGCCTCATTGATCTTCTCGAGATCATCTGCCTCTTTTCGCAGCTCATTTGCATCTCCCGCGGCCCACATCCAAGCGTTGTGAATCATGAGCATGGACGATGCAGACATGATGCGTTCATCGCCGGCCATGAACACCACGCTGGCAGCGGAGCAAGCAAAGCCGTCGCAGTATGTCCTGACTTTAGCCTTGTGCCGCTTCAATGCGTTGTAAATGGCCAGTCCCTCGGCAACCTCGCCGCCATAACTGTTGATGTAGCAGTTAATCACATCTACATCGAGACCCTCGATCTCTTTGACAATTTCATAAGACGTCACATCGGACTTATACCACTTCCACGGCTCAGACACGATGTCGCCATAGATGAAAATGGACGCCTCGGCGCCCTTTACCTCAAGTTGCCAGTATTTTCTCATTGACTCACCCCTTTCTTCAGGTACTCTATCTATGGCTAGAATTTCAATTCTCCCCACCTCCTTGCTCACCGATGACACCCTCAATTGGCTGGTAGTTCTTGGTGACAAATCTCTGCTGGCCAATCTCGCCACCAACGGGCTCCATGCCCAAATATTTGAGACAGTCATCGATGGTGTAGGCGCCGATGCGGAAGAGGACATCCAACGCATTGGCAACGTCTTTGATGTCCACCGCTCGGATGTGCGTAGTGTCCACCTTGACGTAGCTGCGCTTCTTGAAGTCCCTTTTTCCGTACATCTTGCGGTTAATCTCATCGCCAATCATGTCAGCCAATGGGTTAATACAGAATGTTAGGAAGTTCTTCATGACCTCGTGGGTGTCAGCCACGTTTCCTTTCAGTAGCTGCGGCGGTACTTGGAAGGCTACAGCCGTGAAGTCGAAGACATCGTTGATAAACTCCCGGATGTCCCGTCCTTCAACCGTTCCTCTAGCTGCGGGTCCGGTGGCCTCCAGTTCCTGCCACTTGGCCCCGCCTGTCAAAGGAAGAACGGCATCATCTTCATGTTGGAAGAACGTTTTGAAACGGTTCTCCAGTAGATCCTTCAACTCTTTCTGAGATTTGTCTGTCTGCGGGTAGTTTGTAGGGACTTCCAAGAACCCTCGTTTGGAGCTGTTCCTGCGGTATCGTTTCTGCGCCGCAGTGATGAGCTTCGCGTAAGAATTATACAGACCATCGATGACCTGAGCGGCTTTATCGTTGTGCATCCGCAGGTGCAGCACTTCACTTTCCCGCCGCCTCAAGGGCTCCCTCAACTCTCCAAGCTGTATCTCGGTATAGAGGTTTTCAATGAACGTGCCCGGAACGACATTCCAGGAATCAGCCAAATACAGGTAATTGTCAGCCATGATGATTAAGGCCTCATTCCTTGTGACAGTCCTGTACACCGCGTCCCGCCAGAAGTCGCTGGCGCTCTGGTTGGGATTGGGTTCGACATTGAGCAGATAGTACATGTCTTCCCGGACCTCTTGACCCTTGAGGAAGGTACGAAACTCGGCCCGGGCCATTGTTTTAGCGATGAGGTTAGCGCACGCTTGGACGGCAAGCTCCTTGTAGTAGACCTCCGTGGCGAGCCCGGCCACTACAGCACTTAGGCTCAAACTGCCATCTTTGCCAAACAGGTCTAGGAACCACTGTCGTACTCCCACACCGCAATCCCTCCTTTCTAGTACGTGTAAACGCCGAGCGACAGGAAGTCGTCGTTGGCCTCCTGGAGTTCGCTGTCTTTCGACAGGGCGTGTATCAAAGCAAAAAACCCGTCTGTTTTACGGGTTCTCGGCTCGATCTTATGGTAGGTCGTATTTCCTTTAGCATCCAACACTACGCAGGTGTTGTTGACATACCAGCGCATGGTTGGGTTATCCCCAAAGACAATCGCCTCTTCAGCGAACATCGTGGTAATCAAGGGCGCTATCTTAGCGTGTGTTATGGGACCACTAGGAATGATACTTAAAGGTAACCCAGCCTTAGTAAACGCGTCGCGCACAACTTCGGCCCGGTACCTGTCCGCCACAATATCGATGATATGGTACTTCCGGGCCTGCTCAATAAACCAGTGTGCAATGTGCTCCGGTGTGATGATGTCGCCGTAGACTATCGTGATCAGACCCTGCTGCGCCATTTCTTCCACCGGGAACTTAATCTTCCGATTCTCCATCTTGAGCGCCAGGTGACACACAAAGGTGTGTTCTATCCAGTAACGCTTACCCTTGTGTTTGAAGAGTAGGCCACAGGAAGCGAAGTCGTTAATCTGCGCATAGTCAAAAGCTGCGATGCACGGCTGCCCCTCAAGCTCCTTCCACGGGATAGGCTGATCGGTAGCCATGATCTTCTCCCAAGGAGCGACGACAGTGTAACTATCAACCGCCGGGCGGTTCATGCGCTTGGTCATGAACTCGCTGGCCATGGACGGCTGGTGCTTCGCCAGTTCATACTCCTGCTCCATCTGAAACTTGAGTGTCGGGAAGTACGGCAGCGATGGATTGGCCTTAACCCACATGGCAGGGTCGTCCCGCTCTTCTTCCTCATCAATCTCATAGATGAGAGGGAGGAACCGCAGATTCGTGATCTCCCCTGACAGCACCTTATCCGACAGCTCCAGGAGCTCATCCAGAACACCACCGCGGACGTAGCCATTGGTGGTGATGTAGAAAATCCGGGAATGCTCTCGCTTTCCGAATCCGCTTCGGAACACGTTGATAAGGTCCCAGTTCTCATACTCATGAACCTCATCAAACACCAGACAGGCAGAGCGGCGGCCGTCCTTAGTCTTAGAGTTGGAAGTGTTGTACTTGATGTAGCTGTTGGTCTTGAGGTTCACAATCATCTGCTTGGTTTTGTAGAAGAACCTCTTGGACTTGGCCCAGGTCAGCTCCAGCACCTCGTAGATGTCATTGAAGGAAGTCATGGCCTGTTCCTGGCTGTTGGCGATGATGTCGATGTTGTAACCCCGGATTCCGTGGTAGTGCGTAGTCAGATACCAGGTCAAGCCAGAGATGAACTTGTTCTTGCCGTTGCCACGCCCCACCAAGATGAAAAACTCCGTGAATACCAGCGTACCGTCTTCATGGTAGGCGTGAACAAGGGCAATGATAAAGAGCTCCCAAGGCACCAACTTAATCTCGAAATACTTCTCGATGAGCTCGACGGCCTTTTTCGCCTTTTCCTCAAGCGAGGCGAAGAGAAACCCGAAGTGGAAATGTTGCCACCTCGGGAATACGGAAAGACCCGCGACAAAGTAGCCGCCGCCGTTGGCCTTGGTTCCGGTCGTACCTACGACAAGGCCGCAAAGGTTTGGGAAGCCGCTAAGAAGGGCGACGAGACAGCCAAGAAACTTGTTGAGGAATTAGACTCAGGCAAGACGACAGTTCACGCCGCATACAAGGCGGTCGTGAAAGAGAACGAAAAGCAGGAGCGCAAGCAGGCTGCCGAAGTTGCCGAACGGCATATGGCGGCTCCTGCCGCGCGGCCGCATGTCGCATACAACAGCGGCAACAACGAGTGGTACACGCCGCCCGAGTACATCGAGGCGGCCAGGGTCGTCATGGGCGGCATCGACTTGGATCCGGCTTCCTCACCGTTGGCCAATGAGGTGGTAAAGGCGACGCTCTACTTCACCGCCGAGGATGACGGCTTGAAACACCCGTGGGCGGGGCGGGTATGGATGAATCCGCCCTACTCACAGCCGCTGATCCAGCAGTTCTGCGAGAAGCTGGTGGGCGAGTTCACAGCCGGGCGAACGCTGGAAGCCATTGTGCTAGTGAACAACGCCACTGAGACGGGATGGTTTAACACCTTGGTGGAAGCGGCTTCGGCCGTGGTGTTTCCCAAAGGCAGGGTAAAGTTCTGGGGGCCAGACGGTCAGGGCGGTGCTCCATTGCAGGGGCAGGCGGTGCTGTACTTTGGGCGGCACCCCGCGAAGTTTATGACTGAGTTCCACGGATTCGGCTGGGGTGCGTACCTATGAGGGGCGCCATAAGGCACGCAGAAAGAGCAAAGCAACTGAATGATTTCACCGGCCTACGGTATGGGAATATCACTCCGACAGACATAGATGGGGTTATTGACTACAAAGACAGGGCGATGGTGTTCCTGGAGATCAAGTTCTCCGGAGCACCATTACCTTTTGGGCAGAGGTTGGCACTGGAACGGCTAGTCAAGAACAACGAAAAAGCTGGCAAGCGTTCCATAGCCATCGTGGCCGATCATGACATCACGGACACAAGCCGGCAGGTTCCTGCAGCGGAATGCATCGTGCGAGAGTACTACGTGGCCCCAAACACCAAGTGGCTCATTCCTCGTGCCCCGATGACGGTGCGGGAGATGATCGACATGTTCCTAGACCTTGTATGATTTTGGTTGGTTGCCGGCGCAGACTGGGAATGCTCGGGCTGCGCCGGAGGGTAGTACGTGGCATAATGCGAGGGGTGGGAGCGGCCACGTTATTTTTGGGAGGTGTCAAGGTGGAGTTGACTGTAGTTGAGCATATCGATGTACCGGAGCTGCATCTGTACTGCTTATCGGATATACACCTTGGCAGTCCCGATTGCGATGAGGACCTGCTGATGCACGACATAGAGATGATTATGCGGGATGATGCAGCCAGGGTGATCCTTAACGGCGATCTGCTGCAGTATGACATCAAGAGCTCCAGAGGCGATGTCTATCACCAAAAGTATCCGCCGAGCCAGCAAAAGCGCCTGCTGCGTCAAATGCTGAAGCCAATCAGAGACAAGTAGCGCTTTGCATGATCGGCGTCAAAATTAGCCGGGAGTGCAATAAACCCAAACGTGATAACAGGATTGACATCGCCGGATATGCCGAGGCACTTGATATGGTGGTTAATTACCGCGATCACCACGAGTCCGCTTAGAGCAGGGCGCATTGAGTTGGCTCGTGTTGAAGTAGCCCCTAGCTTATCGCTATGAAGTTGTTC